CAAGGACTTGAGTATGGATTTATTGGATACTCAACTTCAATAGGAAGTAGTGTTTATGGTGACTCTGGATCACAACACTCACCTATTATTGGTTGGGCATTTGATGGTAATCCAATCTATGGACCATATGCATACAGCGATCCAAATGACAGAAACTCCTCCATAAAAATTCTTACCTCTGGATATACTCTATCAACATCAAATGTTGTTGACAGACCTTCAACATTTACTGCAGGTTTCTTTGTTGAGGACTATGCATATGGAAATTCTGGAGATTTGGATGAATACAATGGAAGATATGAAAGAACACCAGAGTTTCCAAATGGAGTTTATGCTTACCATGCAGGTATAACAACAACATCTTTAGTACCAAACTTCCCATACTTTATTGGCAATTCTTACAAGTCGATTCCATTAGAGCAATCGTTAGATCAAAATTTTGATTTTAACAATTCCAATTTGGTTAGAAATACGCTTCCATACAATGTAGCAGAAAAGTATGCTGACAACGATTTCATTTCTGAAGCAAATGAAACTCTCATTCAGAATGCTATTATTGAATCAATTTCAAAAGGTTCTGTTACTGGATTAATAGTTAATGAAGATGGTGATGGATACAGAGTTGGAGATGTTGCTACATTTGATAACACAGGCACTAATGGTGGTGGAATAAGTGCTGATGTTAGAAGTGTTGTTGGAAAGAGAATAAACGAAGTTAATACAACTATTGAATCGTATCAATCTACTAAGGTTGTTTGGGAAAATAATTCCACAATCTCATTGCATTTTGACAATAAACTCCACAACATTGCAGATGGAGACAGAGTTGTCTTATCTGGTTCATCCACATTTGTTAATGGTCTGACAAAATCACATCTGGTTGGCGTTTCTTCTGAGACCACTACACTCATCAAGCAATTGTCAACAAACGCTACTGCTGGTGTAGTAACTGACATTTATGTCTCTAGAGTTCCAGTAAGTCTGTCTGTTGGATCTACTGTTGCAATTGGCACAGAAAAACTATCAGTCTTAAATATCTTCCCATCAAATAAAGTTGTAAGGGCATCAAGAGGTGTAACTGGAACTGCTCATACAGCATCAACAGAACTTACAGTTCTTGATGGTAAGGTTAGTATAACTGCTAACATTAACTACTTTGATTCTAGACTGAATGATAAGGTATATTTCCATCCAACACAATCTGTTGGCATTGGATCAACCGCAGGTATCGCAGTATCTACATCGTATGAAATTGGAGATTTAACATCCACAATCTCTGTACCAACTCAAAGCATCTACTTACCAAATCACCCATTCAAGAATGCTCAGCAAGTAACATTTGCTAGAGTGACTGGATCAAATCCTGTATCAGTTTCAAACACTGAAAGTAGTGTTGCATTTGATATTCCAGTTAGCGGAGACACACAAACGCTCTATGTTATCAATAAATCTAAAGACTATATTGGTCTCACAACTGAAGTTGGACTGACAACCAGCACTAGTGGTCTCTTCTTTAGATCATTCGCTGAAAATGGAAATGAAAATGATTACAAGTATTCATTAGAAACTAATTATGAGCAACTGACTGCAACTGCAAGTAAGGTTGTAACCACAGTTTCTGTCTCCACATCTCACCTCTTACAAAATGGAGATAATATATCTCTCGAAGTAAAACCAAGCCAATCAGTTGGTATTGCTACAACAACAGCAGTAGTTATTAAGTATAACTCTTTACATAATAAACTTTTAGTTAATCCTGTAGGATTCACTTCTGTTGGTGTTAATACATCCATTTCTCAACTGACTATTTCTTCGCATGGATTTGAAACAGGTGATAAAGTTTTCTACAACTCCTCCAATACCTTAATATCAGGTCTTACAACTGGATCATATTATGTTTATAGAATTGATGATAATACCTTAAATCTTACTTCCACATATTACGACGCAGTATCATCACCACCATCTATCGTAAGTTTTGGGTCTACTGGTGGATCTGGTCAAGAATTATCTTCTATCAATCCTCGTATTGAAGTTATTAGAAATAATAATCTTGTATTCAATGTATCTGATTCCTCTCTGAGTGGATATAAGTTTAACCTATATGATGATAGTGCATTCAATAATAAACTGGTCTCTACTGGATCAACAACAGCATTTAGTGTTATTGGATTTGGCACCGTTGGTGTATCCACAAATGCTACAGTTACCTTAGATTATAGTGAAGAGTTACCAACCATCATTTATTATTCATTAGAAAAATCTGGATATATTACTACCGCAGATAATTCGGTCAAGAATTCATCCCAGATATTGTTTGTAGATAGTCCATATAAAGGAAGTTATAATGTATTTGGAGTTGGAACTACTACATTCAATATATCTCTGAATGAGGTACCAGATTTCTTATCTTACAATCAGGATAATACTGATGTATTGGAATACTCTACAACATCACTAACTGCTAAGGGTGGTGTTAAATCCATGAGAATAGTTTCTGGTGGTTCAAACTACAAGAAACTTCCTAAGTTTGTATCCATAGCTTCTACAGATGGGGAAGGTGTAGATATTATTCCAACTTCTACAACCATTGGTAGAATTAAAGAAGTATCTGTTGATGATGCAGGATTTGATTTCTCCGCAGATAAGACCCTCAAACCAGAAGCTTTCATTTCTCCAACTATCAATGTTATCAATAGAGATATTATCACAAATGTTTCTATTATAAGTGGTGGAGAGAATTATGTTTCCACACCAGATTTGGTCATTGTTAATCCTGAAACTGGAACTCCATACCCCACTGGTGTTTTAAATGCCGAAATTCAAGGATCTGCGATATTCTCTGTAGATATTGTTGAATCTCCAAGAGGACTTGCTCAGGTAAAAAATAAACTATATGCTGTTAACAATAGTAATGGTATTGGCATTAGAAGCTGCTTCACATCTTCATCAGGCATTGTAACTTGTATTATTGCAACTCCAATATTAGGATTCTCAACAGCACCATTTACTGTTGGTGAAAAAATCTTTGTTGAGAATATTAGAAAGTATGGTACATCTGGAGAAGGTCATAACTCTACTGACCACGATTACAACTTCTTTACTGTATCTTCATTTACAAATTCAAACCCAGCACAAGTTGAGTTTGATATCTCAGATTACACCTCCAATCCTGGAATAGCAGTAACTGACCAAGGTCTTTATGCTAGCATCATAAAAGAATCTGATTATCCAGTATTTGAATTAACACAAGTTTCTGCTAACTTCATTATCAACGAACCTATTCTCACTGTTGATGGGTCTAATAATGTTGAAAGAGATTTGATAGTAACGGAGAATCTAGAAGATTCTATAAAGGTTTATGGCACTTACAGTCTGAGTAAAAATGATGTTATCATCGGCAAATATTCTGGCGCTCAGGCAACTATAAACAGTATCGTAGATAATAAAGCAATCTTTAAGGTAGACTACTCTACAAGAAAAAATCTTGGATGGGCAGACGATATTGGAAAACTTAGCCAAGACTATCAGGTATTGCCTGATAATGACTATTTCCAAAATCTTTCTTACACAATCAAGAGTCCTATAGAATACGAAGATCTTGTCAATCCAGTTAATCGCCTTCTCCATACTTCTGGACTCAAAAACTTCTCAGACACAGAAGTAATACAAACAGTCAATGCTGGTGCTGCTTCAACCTCATCATCAAGCACATTTGCTCTTGTTGATATAATTTCAGAAGAAAGGGTTGATACTATCAACGACTTCGATTTGTCTATTGATATAGACACAGTGACTTTCTCACCAACAAGGTCTAAGTTCCTTAAATTACAAAATAAGAAACTTACAGACTACATTAAATGCGTCAGCAATAGAGTATTGTTTATTGATAATATAAACTCACAATTCTCAAATGAGGGAGATGCTGACCTGTATGTTGATACTTTAAACTATAGTATTAATGATGGATTAAACAGATTCCTTATTCAAGTAATTAATCCAGACAGCACACAAAGACAAGTGAGCGAAATTCTTACATTGTCTTCAATAGATGGGGATATTATAACCTTTGAAAGGGGCAATCTTTTCAATACCTCAGAAAAAGTTGCTGATATTTCTGGAAATATTTCAGAATTCGGTGCTTTGACATTAAGATTCACACCAACTGAGCAGTTTAACTCAGACTATGACATTAAGATTTTAAGAAATAACTTCTCATCGGATCTTGCTGGAATTGGTACTGCAACTGTTGGATTTGTAAATCTAACTGGATCTAATGTATCTGTCGGAGTTGGCAGCACATCAACCATCATCAGCACTAATACTGGCACTTCTGAAGCATTCTTTATCAATGCTGAAGTAGAGAATTTAACAACAAATGAAATCAACTATGTTGAGTTGTTTGTTGACCATAATGGCACAGATACATTTGTTTCTGAGTATTACTTAGATAACAATACATCTGGTGAAGCTTCAACTAGATTCATTGGAACATTTACTTCAAATATAAATTCTGGAGTAATATCAATTAACTTTGAAAATACAGATTCCGATTCAGTATTTGTTCGCTCCAAGATTGTTGGATTTGGAACAACTGCTGCTGGTATTGGCACATACAGATTCCTGAGTAGTGGTCAACCAGAAGGAAGTGAGACAACCGTAAGACTTCATAGTGATTTTGTCAATGCTTCTGGAATCTCCACCATCTTTAGTGTCGCAAAGTCTGATGTTACTTCAATTAAGTCTCTTGTTAAAGTCGGATATGGAAACACTTCTGCGCTTCATCAAGTATTGATAGTTCATGATGACACTGATACTTATACACTACAATATCCATTCCTTTCTGTAGAGAATGAGATAGGAATTGGCACTTTTGGTTCTAAGTTTGATGGGTCAAACTTGGTATTAAACTTCCATCCTGATGCAGGCATCACTGATGTTATATCCATTCAAGCATTCAGTGAATTCATCCAGACGGATAGTGATTTAGATAATACTCCATTAGATCTTACTTATGGTAGTGTTAGAGAATCTCTTATTGTCTCTGGTTATGATTCAATCAATGGAAATCGTGTCAATAAGACTGAATTTACTCTTAAGCACAATAGAGTTCCAATCTTCCAGAAGACATTTAATCCTTCCGATACAAATGTTTTAAATCTTGGCACTGGCACATTTACAATAGAAGATCACTTCTTTAAGACTGGAGAAAAACTTACTTACAATCCAGCATCATCTTTTAGTGGAGTCACTGTAAATCCTATTGTCGATTCTGGCACTAGTGTTGGAATAGCAACTACTGTATTTGCCATCAGACTTAATTCTACTCAGTTTAGATTAGCAACTAGTGAGGCAAATGCTAATGCTGGCACCGCTATTACCTTTAGCTCTGCTGGTAATGGAAATGCTCACACTCTTGAAATGTTTAAAAAGATGGAGAAGAGCATCATTTCAATCAATGGTGTTGTCCAAAGTCCAATTGCATATTCATTGATAACAGAAACTCTACAAAATAATGGAGGATCTATTGGTGTTTCAACAAACTATATGGCACTGTCTGGTATTTCTTCCATCTTACCAGGAGATGTTCTTAAGATTGAAGATGAATATATCAAGGTTGCTGCTGTTGGTATAGGAACTACAAATAGTGGACCTATTACAGGCATTGGCACATTTAATCTTGTTAAGGGTATTAGGGGATTTGTTGGCACATCAGCTTCAACACATAGTGATGGATTAAATGCAGATGTTTATATTGGATCATTCAATATTGTTGGAAGCAACATTCACTTTACAGAGCCTCCAAGAGGTAATAGTGGTGAAAACTTAGATTCCAGTAACCTTCCATATCCTAAGGCATCATTCGGCGGAAGAGTTTATCTAAGAAATGATTATACAACAAATAAGATTTATGATAATATTTCCAAAAACTTTACTGGTGTTGGTGCAACTTACAGGATGAGTATTGGTGGAGCAAACACGACTGGTATTCAAACTGGAAGTGGTGTTTTGTTTATTAATGATATCTTCCAAACTCCATCAACATCTAATAATCTTGGCAATAACTATAGTTTTAGTGAGAGTGTTGGTATAACCAGTGTTATATTTACTGGAATAACAGACGGTGGTGGTTTAGTGATATCAGATTATGATGTCAATGCTAATCAACTTCCTAGAGGTGGTATTATTGTTTCTCTTGGATCAACATCTGGTCTTGGTTTCGCTCCTCTTGTCGGAGCATCAGTCACCGCTGTTGTTGGCGCTGGTGGATCTATCGTATCTGTTGGTCTCGGCACTACCGATATTGTTGGTTCTGGATATAACGGAATCGTTTCTATTGGTATTAGCGTATTTGAGTCTGGACATGTTGGTAGTGCAGCTTCGATTACCGCTACAGTAGGTGCCGGTGGAACATTAGCATTTACTGTTGGGTCTGGAGGCACTGGATACACCAATCCACAAATACATGTCTCCGAGCCATCGTATGAAAACTTAGAGGTAATTGGCGTATCAAGACTTGGTATTGGTGCTACCACCGATACTGGCACTGGTTTACTTCTTTCTCTTCAAGTTGGAGCAGCATCGACAAATGTAGGTATTGGATCTACATTATTTGAAGTCACCTCATTCAAAGTAACAAGACCTGGATATGGATTTAGAAAGGGTGATGTATTCAAACCTGTTGGTCTGGTTACAGATAGAAATCTTGCCTCACCTCATAATGACTTTGAGTTAACGGTATTAGATACCTTTACTGATTCATTCTCATCATGGCAGTTTGGAGAATTGGACTTTATTGATTCTATTGCCGACCTTCAAAATGGTACAAGAACTAGATTCCCACTTTACTACAATAATGAGTTAATAAGTTTTGAGATTGACCCCAATAATTCTGAATCTTCTGAAATTGATATTAACTCCATTCTCCTTATATTCGTCAATGGTGTGATACAAGAACCAGGTGTTCACTATAGATTTGAGGGTGGCACCTCGTTTATATTCAGTGAGGCACCAGATCCATCTGATAATATTTCAATCTTCTTCTATAGAGGCACTAGAGGCACTGATAGCTTCTCCGTTGATGTCATTGAAACTCTGAAAGTTGGTGATATTGTTGAGGTTGGCAAAAATAACGCTATCCCATCAACACTTTCTCAAAATGCAAGAACCATCTATAACATTGAGGCATCTGATAAGATTGAAACAGACATGTATAATGGAGTTGGAATTGATGAAACAAACTTCAAGCCACTGAGTTGGACTAAGCAAAAGGTTGATTTGAATATCAGTGGAGAGCTGATTTATAAGTCAAGAGATTCTATTGAAGCTCAAGTATATCCAACAGCAAAAATTATCAGTGGTTTCTCAACCACAGATACTCAGATATTTGTTGATGATGCACAATTCTTCAACTATGAAGAAAATGAATCTGCAATTGTTATCACAAATGTTGATGGTTTAATCATTACTGGAAACGATCCAGTTGCTGCTGCTATTACTGCTGTAGTTTCTGCTGCCGGCACCATTAGTTCTCTGACTATTGGAAATGGTGGTTCTGGATATACTGGGGCATCAGTTTCATTGTCAATTGCAGCACCAAAATCACTTGGCGTTGGTATTGGCACAACAGCAACTGCAACTGCAACAATAACTTCTGGAAGCATCACCTCAGTATCAATTACGAATCCTGGTTTTGGATATACAACTTCTAATCCTCCTCAGGTACTTGCACCAACAAGTAATGTTTCCTATGAAAATATTTTAGATATTACAACAGTAAATGGTTTCTCCGGAATTGTAACTGGAATTACAACTACTTCTGGTATTGGCACAGATTTGGCAATTAAGTTCTTCTTGAGCGCTGATTCCTTCGTCGGTCTTGATACTGGTTATCCAATTCTCATTTCTGATACTCATGTTGGAAATGGTGTTACATCAATTGATAATAATGACACATTTACAATTGGTATCGGCACAACATATATTGATAACATCTATAAAATTCATGCATTAAATCTTCCATTAGGTGCTTCTGGAGCTATTGCTGATATTACTGTCAATGTTTTATCAACAACCAATGTTACTGGCATTTCTACATCTGGTGTAAATGTTGGAAGATTCTCTTGGGGAAGACTTTCTGGATTTACAAGAAGCACATCACCAATTTCTATAGGTGTAACTGGTCTTACGGTAGACTCTGGTTTATCAACATTCCCATCAATTCAAAGAAGGGGATATGGTTTAAGGAATAATGGAAGTTTGAGGAAGGACCTAGGATAGTTATAAATATAGAAAAAAGCTATTTACGATGGCGGCAATTGTAACAGATCAGTTTAGAATATTAAATGCGGCTAATTTTATAGATTCCGTTGCTAATACCTCTAACTCATATTATGTTTTTGTTGGACTAGCAAATCCAACTACTTCTGGATACGGTAGAAATACCAATTGGGATTCAAATACACCAAACCCTACTGATAATATCGACTACACCAACTTTGTAGGCGATGCAATGATGTTTGGTAAGAAGGTAACTTCAAATAATGCTAGGCGTGTTGTTAGAAGGGTTGATTGGGTTAGAGGCACGAAATATGATATGTATCGCCATGACTATAGTTTGACAAATTTATCTGCGGTGTCAAAAGCATCCAGACTATATGATTCAAACTATTATGTAATGAATAGTGAGTATAAAGTATATACTTGTTTGGATAATGGTTCTTCAGGAATCAATACAACTGGTAATGCATCTGTAGATGAACCAACATTTACAGATTTGGAACCATCGGTTGCAGGAAGTAGTGGTGATGGATATACTTGGAAGTATCTCTTTACAGTAACGCCAAGCGATATTATTAAGTTTGATTCTACAGAATACATCGCTCTTCCAAGTGATTGGCAAACTTCAACAAACTCACAAATATCTGCAGTTAGAGGTAATGCCAATTCTGATGTAAATGAGAATCAGATAAAGAAAGTATACATTGAAGCACAAGGTGCTGGTTATTCACAAGGATCTCATGAGGTAAACATTCTTGGTGATGGTAGTGGCGCTAAAGTTGTTGTAGAGGTTAATAGCTCTGGACAAATAACAAATGCGGTTGTTTCTTCTGGTGGAAAAGGATATACTTACGGTATTGTTGATTTGGGGTCGATTAATACCAACTCAAGCACAAAAGCAGAGTTAATCGTTATTATTCCCCCATCAAAGGGACATGGATATGATATTTACAAAGAACTTGGTGCAGACAAGGTTTTGGTCTATGCAAGATTTGATGATTCAACAAGAGACTTCCCAGTAGATACAAGTTTTGCCCAGATTGGAATTGTTAAGAACCCAACTTCTTTTGGTTCTACTACAATATATGATGAAAATGAGTTTTCCTCTCTTGGTGCCATTAAGTTTTCATCTGTAACTGGGACAGTTACTATTGGTGAAAGAATTAGTCAAACTATTTCTGGAGAGACTGCTAAAGCAAAAGGTTTCGTTTCATCATATGATACGGAGACGAAAGTTCTTAAGTATTTCCAAGACAGGACTTTATTCTTAAATCAGACTAATTTTGATACTGTAGATTATGTTGGCGTATCAACTTTATCAAAGGTTTTAGACTTTGCCTCATCTGCAAATGCTGTGACGGGCACTGGAGGTTTCTCTGGTTCCATTGATACTACTTTTTCAGGAATAAGCACTAATCCAACAGGAACAAAACTTATTTCTCTTGGATCACAGTTTACAAATGGAATTGCTTCACCTGAGATAAATAAAGGGTCAGGAGATATCATTTATCTCGATAACCGTCCTTTGATATCAAGAAATTCTAGACAAAAAGAAGACGTTAAAATTATCCTGGAATTTTAAAAAATGCCACAGAAAACGAATCTCAATATAAATCCATACTATGATGATTTTGATAGGGAGAATAATTTTTATCGGGTTTTATTTAAACCAGGATTTCCTATCCAAGCTAGAGAGTTAACAACTCTCCAGTCGATACTGCAAGACCAAATAGAGTCTTTCGGTAGTCATATGTTTAAAGAGGGGTCAATGGTGATCCCTGGAAATGTTAACTATGACTCTGAATACTACTCAGTAAAAATAAATGAGGAGCACTTAGGAATCAGTGTTTCTGCATATGCATCTAGTATCGTAGGAAAGCGTCTTAGAGGAGAAACTTCTGGCATTGTTGCCGTAGTTGACAAATATTCTAACATTTCTGAGATTGATGGAATTAATGCTCCTACCCTATTTGTAAAATATTTAAGATCTGGAACAGATAACGAAGTTGAATATTTTACTGATGGAGAAGTACTTCTTACTGAAGAAGCATTTACATATGGAAATACCACTGTAAGTGAAGGTGAAAGTGTAGCTACTCTGGTATCACAAAATGCTTGTGCTAGAGGATCTTCAGTTTCAATAGGAGATGGCGTCTATTTTATTAGAGGCACCTTTGTCAATGTATCTCAAGATAAAATAATTCTCGATGCATATAGTGGCACGCCATCTTATAGAGTTGGTCTTACAATACTTGAAGAGTTAGTAAGTGCTAAAGATGACTCTTCATTATATGATAATGCAAGAGGTTTTTCCAATTATGCAGCACCTGGCGCTGACAGACTGAAAATATCTGCTACATTATCTAAGAAAAGTCTAAATGACTATACAGATAAAACCTTTGTTGAATTAATTAGAATTGATGATGGTGAAATTAAAAAGTTACAAGATAAATCATCATACAACTTAATTAGAGATTACTTTGCCAAGAGAACTTACGAAGAATCTGGAGACTATTCTGTAGGTAAGTTTGATGTAGAAGTCAAAGAATCTCTAAATGATGGAATATCAAATGAAGGCGTTTTCAATGAAGGTCAAATTACCGACCAAGGAAATACTCCTTCAGAAGATCTTGTATCTGTAAAGATATCTCCTGGCAAGGCATATGTCAGAGGATATGATATTGAAACAATTAGCACCACTGTTATTGATGTAGAAAAACCAAGAGATACACAAACAGTAGAAAACTCTTTAGTTCCTTTTGAGTTTGGCACTCTTATTAAAGTCAATAATGTATTTGGCACACCTAAGATTACAACGACTACAGAAACTGTAGATCTTTATAATCAAAGAAAGTCTTCAAATACTGCTGGAACTGGCACTCTTGTTGGAAAGGCAAGATTATATTCACTCAGTTTATCTGATGCACCATATAGTGGAGCAACAACTGAATGGGACTTGTATTTGTTTGATGTGCAAACTTATACATCACTCACATTAAATCAGGCGTTGACATCAGGACAAGCACCTGTAGGTTCGTATATTAAAGGTGTAAGTAGTGGTGCATCTGGATTTACCATTGATAATGGCACAACTATTACATTAAGACAAACTTCAGGTACTTTTATTGACGGTGAGCAACTTTTAATTAATGGTACAACAGAAATATCCAGATCTGTAAAGAGCACAACAGTTTATGGTATTGAAGATGTAAAATCTGTATATCAAGATACTAGCTCTTATGTTGGATATTCTGTTGACTTTGTTGCTGATACTGTCCTGCAAAAGACTAACTTAAAAGGATTTGGAGTTGCAGATGCAGTTACAGTCACAACTGGTGGTAGTGTAACTTCTCCAGGAAAATCATTCTCTGGAGTTAAGATTGGTACAATTTTAAGATATCAAATTGCTGGTCTTAGCACAGAAACATATAATAGAGTTTCTGCTGTAGCATCTGATGGATCATCAATGACTGTTGCAGCAGTTACATCAGTAACTGGAGTTTGTAACGGTGCATTACCTGCATCCAATACTACTGCGGCATTTTCCATTGGTGTTCCATATGCTAAAAATAAAGGAGGTCTTTATTCTAAGATTTCTTCTGATAATGTAGCATCTGTAGATCTTGCAGATTCAAACTTAGTCTTAACAAGTCAAGTTACTGGGGAAACAACGGATGGAAGTGGAACACTTGTAATTCCAATTTCTTCAGTAGGCATTACAAGTGCTTTATTTGATAGTTTTGATACAGAAAAGTATTCTGTAATCTATAGTGATGGATCTATAGAAAACCTTTCTTCAGATCAATTTACTCTTAACAGTGGAGGCACTCAGATTACTCTGACTGGTCTTACAGCATCTCAGAGTAATGTTGTAGTCAATACTACAGTTAAGAAGATTGGAATTAAGAGTAAGAATAAAGAGTTTAATAGAAGCAGCAAAGTAACTATTTCAAATACTTCTTCTGGAGTATCTACAAGCACCTCTGGTTTAACTACTAGTTATTATTATGGAACTAGAGTCGAAGATAAGGAAATCTCACTGAATGTGCCTGATGTTGTCAATGTAGTTGCCATTTATGAGTCTTTAAATTCATCATCTCCATCTCTGGATTCTCTTGAGTTTCCAAGTGGTTTGAATTTAGATACTAACTCTATTCTTGGAGAAAAGATAAAAGGTAAAACCAGTGGCGCTATCGCACAAATTGTTACTAGGTCTTCTGCAACAGTAGTTGAGTTTGTATATTTAAATTCCAAGACCTTCAGTGTTGGTGAATTAGTTGATTTTGAAGAGTCTGATATCACTTCTATTATTCAGACTATTACATTAGGAAACTACCAAAATATTACTAACAAATATACCTTAGATAAAGGTCATAGAGAGGACTACTTAGATTACTCAAGAATTGTAAGAAAGAACGATGGATATATTCCATCACACAAACTTTTAGTAATCTTTAATTACTATACTATTCCAGCAAGTGATAGTGGAGATGTATTTACTGCAAATTCTTATGCAGATGAAAGATTTACCACAGATGTTCCTATTTTACCAAGTGGTATAAGAGCATCTGATACTCTGGACTTTAGACCAAGAGTTTCTACATTTACTTCCACATCAGCATCCCCATTTGATTATGGTAGCAGAAGTTTCACCACAACTGTTGTAGCTCCATCTGAGAGTTCTTTGATTGGATATGATTTCTATCTGCCAAGAATTGATAAAGTTGTCTTAGATAAGTTAGGTAACTTTAGTGTTATTAAGGGCGTTTCTTCCCTCAATCCAAAGCCACCTACAAATGTTGAGGAGGCAATGGATATCGCAACTATCGAATATCCAGCATATCTCTATAATACTGACGATGTAAAGATAAGCATCGTTGATAATAGAAGATATACAATGAGAGATATTGGTAAGATTGATGATAGAGTCTCTACACTTGAAACTTTAACTTCACTATCACTTCTCGAACTTGATACTAAAACTTTCCAAGTTAGAGATGCTGATGGTTTTGATAGATTCAAGTCTGGATTCTTTGTCGATGACTTTAGAGATGTTTCAAGACTTGATAGAGAATTGAGCAAGGTAGATGTTGATAGTGCAAATGAAGAGTTAATTACTCCTATTGACTTCTATTCATTCAAACCAGAAATATCTCTCAATCCAAGTATTAATGTAGAGACTGCTGATTTTTCATCAAATCTTGCACTTTTAGATCCAAATGTCCAAAAGACAGGAGACTTAATTACCCTTAAGTATTCTGAAAAGGGATGGATTGAGCAACCTCTGGCATCTAGAGTTGAGAATGTCAATCCATTTAATATGATTGAATATAATGGAATTGTAGAAATCTCACCAACATCCGATAGTTGGGTAAGAAACATCTATGTTGATGGTGGAGAAAGGTCAATCACTGGAGACTTTGATGGATCTTATATTGAAACTATTAAAGTCTCTAGTGTGGCAGATGAGTATATTCGCTCTAGAAATATAGCATTCTCTGGAAATGGTCTAAAACCAGTCACCAGATTCTACCCATTCTTCGATAGCACCAGTGGAATTGACATTATTCCAAAACTTATTGAAATAGAAATGTCATCAGGTGCATTTGAAGTTGGTGAGACTGTACATGGATTTATTGGAGGAAATAGAGTCTTCTCCGCAAGAGCAATTCAACCAAATCATAAATCAGGACCTTTTAACAGTCCAACAACTACCTATACCGTAAGTCCATATAATACAAGTTTAACTCTGCCAACTTCATATTCACAATCATCCACAATTTTAAACTACGATATTCAGTCTCTGGCTGATGAAGTTGTAGGTAGATATAGTGGATATATTACAGTTGGTATGACTATTCTTGGTGTTACCAGTGGGGCACAAGCAACAGTATCAAATATTAGAGTTGTTACTGATGTATTTGGTGATGTTGCTGGCACATTCTTCTTCAGAGATCCATTAGCATCTCCACCACCTCCACTGAGGTTTAGAAACGGCACAAAGACATTTAGACTTACATCAAGTTCTACAAATACAGAACCACTTCCTGGTAGTCTCCTAATCAGTAGAGGTCAGACTACATATGAAACAAATGGCATTGTAGATACTTATAGACAGACTAGAGTAACTGTAAGAAGACCACCACCACCGCCACCACCACCACGCCCAGTCGTACAGGAAAGACCTAGACCACCTAGAGATCCTCTTGCACAGACATTTACTGTCGATGAAACTGGAGCATTCTTAACATCTGTTGATATCTTCTTTGCTAATAAAGATGATAACCAAAAACTCACTGTTGAGTTAAGAACCGTTGAGTTAGGAACTCCAACAAATCAATTGGTCGATGATTTCGCAAGAATTACTCTTGACCCATCACAAATTTCTACATCCACTGATGCTACTGTAGCAACAAATGTAAAATTCCCTTCACCAGTTTATCTGCAACCTGGAGTTGAGTATGCTCTCGTCTTACTCTCACCATTCTCAGATAATTATGAAGTTTGGATTGGTAGAATGGGTGAGAAGACAGTTAACACAACTACTCTTCCAGATGCAGAAAGTGTTATTGTAACAAAGCAGTATCTTGGTGGAAGTCTCTTTAAGTCTCAAAATGGGACTATCTGGACTCCAAACCAATTTGAAGATATGAAGTTTAAGCTTTACAAAGCAAACTTCATTCAAAACACAGGTACAGCATATTTCTACAATCCAACTTTAGATACGGAAGATAATTCTTCAGACTTAATAAGTAATCCAGTAAGAACTTTACCAAGAAAGTTAAAGGTTGGCATCACAACCACAACGACTCTTGATAGCGTTTTAAGAGTAGGTAGAAAGGTAAGTGATACCACTTCTGCTACTGGTCCTTATGGTTATATTGAGCAAGTTGGCGGTAGAATCAGCACTCTGTCAAATAATTTGGTTGGTGCTGGATACAGCAACGGCACATTCACTGGAGTATCATTCTATTCCATAACTGGATCTGGCACCGGTGCAACTGGTATTGTAACATTCTCAAGTGGACAACTTACTGGCAATCCAACTATTACTAATGTTGGTAATGGATATGTTGTTGGTGATGTGCTCGGAATCACAACTTCTAATGTTGTTAAGGGTAAAGGAGCACAAATTACAGTAAGTGCTCTAAATGGTTTCGATACCCTGTATTTGACAAATGTCCAAGGTGAAGAATTAACTTCTGGTCAAGACCTGGTTGTTTACGATGGAGCAACTGCTGTTTCATACGCAAACACAGATATTCTTTCATCTAATTCTGTAAGCAGTCTCTATGATGGAAGAGTTCTTGAAGTTACTCAATACAACCATGGTATGCACGCCGACAATAATGTAGTTAAGTTGGCAAATCTGGAACCAAATACTATTCCAACAACTTTGGATGCAGCAGTTGGTATCACTAGCACTATTATTTCAGTTGCGAATACTTCAATCTTCGCTACTTTTGAAGGAATATCTACAAGTAGTGGATATCTGAAGATGAATGGTGAGATTATGTATTATAGTGGAATCACTGCTGGTAGTGGTGGTGCTGGAACAATTGGAATTTCCACTAGAGGAGTTGATGGTTCTCTGATTAGATCTCATGCTATTGGGGATAGAGTATATCCATATGAGTTAAATGGAATATCACTCACTAGAATTAATACAGACCACACTATGCCAACAGATGCAACTCTGAAGGCTGCTAAGGATACTGACAAGTATTACTTGCAAATTGGTAGAGGGTCTAGAACTTCTGGAGACACCCAGTTAAGTTTTACTGATGAGAATTCTGTTGGTGGCAATAATGCTTCTGGCACAAGAAACATTCAATTCAACAAGATTATTCCTCAATTTAATGTAATTACTCCTGGTCAAAATACTACAATATCTGCTCAGATCAGAACAGTTTCTTCCACAAGTTCTAGTGGTTCTGAAGTATCTTTCATCGATCAAGGATTTGAGTCTGTAGAAATCAATCAAGATAATGACTTAGAAACCACAAGAATGGTTGCTTCTGAAGAAAATGAGACTGAAAGACTGACAAGTCTTCCTAACAACAAATCCTTCACTATTGGTTTGACTTTAAATTCTACAGATCCTAATCTTTCTCCTGTAATTGATACTCAAAATGCTGCTATCATTTGCGGAAGAAATAGATTGAATTCTCCTGTTTCCGATTATGTAAATGATGGCAATGTAAATCTTGTTGAAGGTGATCCACACAATTCAATCTATGTCAGTAGACAAGTATCCCTGGAGCAACCAGCAACCTCCCTCAAGGTTATATTAGGTGCTTACAGACATTCATCTGCAGACTTTAGAGTACTCTATCAGTTATTCAGAGCTGATTCTACAGATGTTGAGCAAACATTTGAATTATTCCCTGGTTATGATAATCTTAAGGATACTGATAGTGATGGTTATGGTGATACTGTTATCGATGTTAATCTGAATAGTGGAAGAGCCGATTCATTTATTCCATCTAGCAAAGATGATGAATACTTTGAATATCAGTTTAGTGCTGACCAACTTGAGCAGTTTGTTGGGTTTAGAATCAAAGTTGTTATGAGTGGAACTAATGAGGCAAAGGCACCTAGATTTAGAGATTTGAGGGTTATTGCACTTGCCTGATATGAAGAGAGTTGAAGGACATAAGCACCTGTTTCGTGAGGATTCAGGTGCTATTGTCAATACTGATACCAATGGTTATAATCAGTATGTTAGACTAAGGACTGAAAGAAAAAAGCAAAGAGAAGAAATAGATGGGTTAAAACAAGATATTAGTGAAATTAAATCCCTACTTATGGAGATCATCAATGGACCCAGACAAAATCAAATTAGAGTCGATAAACAAGATGTTTGAGTATGAAAAATACTCAAGACTTATAGATGACTTGGATTTTGAAGAATTAAGAAACTTTGCAAAATCATATTTTAAACTTTACCTTAAACAGCAAGAAGTTATAACTGCATTTGCTTTAGGCGAGTCTCCTTTAGCATAAATACTTTTAAACACTCTTGAGAAATGGCAGTTTACGTTAGTAATATTGTTATTAATACTGGAACTACTTTTGCACAGTCATTTACATTGGAAGATGTAAATACGAATTCTGTTTTGAATTTGACTGATTATACAATTAAGTCTGAGATGAGAAAACATCCTGGAAGTACAACAGGTGTAACAACCTTTACTAGCACAGTTGCTAGTGCTTCTGGAGGAAGAATACAGATTGGTTTAACTACAACACAAACTGCAGCACTTAAACCTGGACGCTATGTGTATGATGTCCTTTTAACTGATGCTTCAGGTATTAGGGATAGAGTTGTAGAAGGGATGGCATTAGTAACTCAAGGAGCGACCCGCTAATGGCAAACATCAGAGTTAGAGTAGGTCAAAGAAACGCTGTTAAAGTAATATCATCAAATAAAGCAGCATCATTTACTATTGGATCTGCATCTGATGTTGATACTAATGCCAGAGCAAATAGGACTCTGTTGATGTGGGATTCTGTCAACTCAGAATATATTCATGTTTTACCAGAAGATGTAGTGGACCTTGCAGATGGCGTTGATGATGATGCCTTTGATGGTGGAACATTTTAATTATTGATGATATTTAATTATACTAAATAAGTATAAAAGGAAAAGTAGTTAGAAATGGCGACTCCTGTATTACAGTTTAAAAGAGGTGCCTTTAATAATCTGCCAGCGTTGAAAGCAGGTGAGCCTGGTTTTAC